CTGGCTGGGCTTGCGCCATAGCTTGTTGAGCCAACGCGCCTTGCTCTCGAATAACCTCTCGGTTGACATTCTGCTCCGCCACAATTTGCGCGGTATTCAGTTGTGTGTTGTACTTTAACTCAAGTTCCATTTGTTTAAGTAGTCTATCTTGACTCATTTGATCGCGTCGGAAGTCGTCGTCCATGATCATCTTCTGGCGCTGTAACTCAAGATCGGCAGCCTTTTTCTGTATATCTGCACGAATAGACTCGGCTTGCACCTGCGCTAAAACCTCTTCGGGGCTTGGTTTTGGCGGTGCTTGTGGGGGTTTGTAGCCTTCTGGTATGTCGTTGAAATAGCTCGATGGGTCTTTGATGCCTGACATCTCAACAATCCGCTTCAGCGTGTTGACATACATCTGTGGAGTCACCACCACATTCTCTAAGCCAAACTGAGTCAAGATGGATTCTTGCTTGGCGAGTACCTGCATGAGCTGCATCTGGCGCTCATTCGCATCGCCATTGCCCAGACCGATATTGATGTTGACATCCATAGTCGCGTCCCATCCGCGTGGGTCAATCTGCACAAACTTGTTGCGCAATCGGATCATGCGGGGTTTGTCTTGGTGAGTGGTAACCAAAAACAAAATTGTCTTAAACAACTCCTTCATGCCTTCAGCCATGAGACGCGCAGTCAGCTCGATGCGTCCTTGGCTGGCGCTTACTGTGGCAGCCACAGCAGCCTTTGTACTTGACTGCAACGCATCTGGGTTCAAACCCATAGATGCCTTCGACATTCCTGTGCGACCTTCCTTGATCTCGTCCAAGTAAGAGAGCACAGGGAAAGCAGCCTGTCCGACGAATGGGGTAACTAACGGCTGCACCATGTTCGGAGCACGCGCACGAATGATTGCGCCCGTCTCGTTGTTTAGTGCGTCGTCAATGTTGACCTGACCCTCAACGATCACGGTGCGGGGATGGATAGACTGCGCCAGAGAGTCAAGCGTATTGCGCATAACTTCTGACTTGATCTCCTGCAAGTCTCTAGTAATGTCAAAGATCGACATAGCCTCAAGTGGTGAGGTGTGGGGTTCTGGATCGCAAGGAAACTCAACAAATGGGATGTATGACGCTGGCAAATTGCGCACCATCTTGTAGCCAGAACCCATAAAGCACATCTTGCGCAACTCAGGGATACCGTCGCCATCAAAGTCCACCTTGGCGTAGCCCTCGATGTACAAAACTCTTTGCATCATCGGGTTGGCGCTCTCGTTTAAGAACTGAGAGTTACTAAGTGGCTGGCGTGCAAGAGCCTCTTCGTTGTCGTACAAGTCGGACGATCCAACATAGTCCATCACCTCGTCTTCGTCGTAGCCCATGCCAATCAACTCAGCCACAGTCGCCATCTTGCGGTGACCGATAAAAGGTGAGTCCTTAAACGACATTGCTTGGCGAGACAGCAGCAATTCCTCTGGGGGAAGGGATGCCACATGGATACGCTTGTCAACGATCTTTCTCTTGATCTGCACATCGTGCATCATCGCTGGAGGCATCGGCATTCCAGTCATAGGATCGATCTGCATCGCGCCCTGCATGGATTCGTCTGGGTAACTCGCAACGATCTGCACATCTGCGTCGCCCTCTTGCATGACGATCTGTAAGGTCTGGTCATCTAACCCCGAATATTCCTCAATTCGCACCGACTCAGAGTCCTCAATGTAGACCTTGACAATGCCACATTTCCTGACCAGAGCGTCTTTAAATGTGGCGTATGTCACCATAAAACCGTTGTTGTCATTGTTGAAAACATAGTTGCAGTAGTCGGTAGCTTGCTGTGCGCTTTGCACATCTTCAGGACCACGCGGGACAAACTCGACTGTGTTCTCGCTGCTAAAAAACACCTTCATCAAAGACGGCAGCATGGCAGATACGGTGTCCCTGACTTCCATCGCCACGACTTGCGAGCGTCCCTCTTCCTCGTTGCCGAAGGGGTCTCCTCGGTAATACTCAGTACCGCGAGCGCGTATAGGAGACAGATCGGAGTCGATGTAGCTCACAGCGTCTGTGATCTCTTGACCCATCATTGCCTCAAGGTCTGCGTCATTCATAGGTGTAAGCGTTGGGTCAACCTGTGACGCGATGTCGGTGCTCAACTCGTTGGTAATGTTCATTTTTTGCCTTTAGTCAATACGACAAACATGGAGTCCACAGCTCGCGGAGTCCTTAACAGTTCTTCTTGCGTTAATTTTAGGTCTTGTGCGACTGGATTGAACCTAAATTCCAAGTGAGTCACATAAAACCTGTCTTCCCACCCAAGATGCCAATGCCAGTCGGTGTAGTAATGCCACGAATGTTCGTTAAATGCACGCACATGAGTCGGGTCTTGCCACGCGCCATAGCTCAAGTCATAAGGCACATGGATGCGCATTTCGCCACCAGTTTTCAATAACTTCTTGCAGCTCGTCATTGCACCCACCAGATCAGGCAGGTGTTCGAGCACATCATTCGCAAGAATGGCATCAAACATCTCTGGCTGCACCTCAAAGTCACCGAGCCTTGTGGAGATGCTGTCGCCCCAAGGCACATTGCAGATGTCGAGTAACCAGTCGTGCTTGACGCGCAGTTGAATGTCTGCGTTGATGCAGTCGTCTCGAAAGTCCTTGCCAGAGCCTAGATTAAGAACCAAAGAAGTGCTTGACATACTGAGGACGGTGCTCCTTGACCCAAGGCACAGACGCTGCAACTAATTGCTTGGAGTCGTCACCCGTTGTCTGGCTGCCGACATGATGGACATAGGCGCTAGAGACAAAGTGCTGGTAGCCCTGATTGTTGAGGTCTGCGCAGCTCACATCGTCTGAGAACCAATTAAGTGGGGGGAATCTGCCGTGATGCCATGCGTCACGACTTATGTACGCAAAGATGGGTGCAATGTTGTTGGCGTGACGAATGAACTGCTCAGACTTGAATCTGCACATCTCTAGGTGATCGCCATCGGGGTTGTAGCGAATGTTCTGCGCAGGTCTCACATAGTCACTTCTTGCACCCACCCAGCCGACATTGACCTCCAGCTCGCGGATCACCTCAACATCTTCTAAGAGTCGCTGGTAAGAGTTCGGTGTCAGCACCACATCGTCGTTGCAGACGATGCAAGCCTGTGCGTACTTCAGAGCGTCGTCAATGATCTCGTTGTAGTCTTCGCCAAAGTTACGGGGTTCGCCAAAGATAAGCCTTGCGTTCTTGTACCTAGAGACGACTCTCTCTGTGCCACGCAAGTAAACAAACGCCTCTGGCGCGTATTGCTTGATTGACTCAAGCAGAACTGGCAACCCCTTGCCGTTGACCGTCGATATGCAGATCGGGATCACTTGGCTTTGTTTCTCGCTGTGATCGCTTTTGCCTTCGCCTTGGCATCTGCCTTTGAACTAGCGCCCCATTGGTTGAGACTCAAAAGTAGACGGGTCTTTTCACCGTCCTTGTACTCTGGTCCTGCGTTACCCGCCATGCGTGCAAGAAAGCTCGCCCGTCTGGGGTTGTCGCCTGACTTGACGGGGGCTTTGATGTCCTGCCCCGCAGCCTTCAGACTGGCGCGACCCTTGGCATTTAAGCCACCCGCAGGATTCTTTCCCTCTTTACGCTGCCACGCTGGGGTCTTCATCGGTAACCCGCCACTTTCTTCGCCACAGATTTCGGCTGCTTGACAAACTGCTTACCCGCCTTAGTACCCTCACGCTTGGCGCGTGTTGTGGCTGCATACTCCTGCGGTGATAGAGCCTTGATCGCAGCCTCTGGCAGATACCTCTCACCCGTCTTAGCCGAGGGCTTGCCACTCTTGGTACGCCACTTCTGCGCTGTCCAATCTTTTAGAGACTGCTGGGGGTTCTTCACTTCTTTGCCTTCTTTGCAGGTGTGTGCGTTAAGACTTTACTGCTGGCGCTGTGCTTTGCACCCGTCATCAGCTTTGCACCCGCCTTGTGTGTCTCGCCCTTGTAGAGCTTGCCGTCAGGCAAATAGTGTGGTTTGTTCTTACTCATGTCTTGTACCCCCCGCCTTTGGCTTTGTACTCTTTTGCTAAAAGTTGTGCTTTTCTCGCAGACCACTCGCCAGCGTCACCGCCAGATGAGCCAGCCTTAATCTTGTTGAACAGCGTTTTACGCATCGTCGGCTTCGTATACACGCCAGCAGAGTTGACGGTTGACTTAGCTTTGGTAGCCATCTACATCTTCCCTTTTGCGTTCTTGGCTGTGCGCTGACCTCTCATGGGCAAAGACTTACCAGACTCAGACATAGCAATAGCCATCGCTTGTTTGGGGTTCTTGACCTTGCCACCGCTACCACTCTTTAACTTGCCCGACTTGTACTCGCCCATTACCTTGCTGATTTTGTCTGCTGCCTTGTCGTAATTCATCATGTCAAATACTCCTTGATTTAGATACCCGAATTATGCAACCCTTGACAGGTTTCTTTTCAACGGTTGCGACCACTTCTGACTCGTATTCGCACCAAACATCGAGACGGCAGCGTCGCTTGCAAAGGTCAACACAAAGCTGTCTGCCTTGTCGGGTGACCTCAGACCGCGCTTTCTAATGTCGTCCTTGCCCTCGACCTGCATCTTCCCCGCGCTGCTAAAGAAGTACCTGACGGTAGCCAGTTCAGCCACCAGCTCCTCGTCCGCAGGGATACGACAATCTCGCGCCTCGAACCATGCCTTTGCCTTGTACCAAAGCTCTGCGCGTAAGTTCCTGTAAGTCGTACCCATCGCTGGGGACTCGGAGACATTGATGCCACGGGCTGGCAACCCAAGTTCTCTGAGCCTGTCTACTACACCAGCGCCAAGTCCAATGCTGTCCACCATGATCTCATGCGGTCTCTGGCTTGGCGGTAGGGCTTCCCACTCTGCGACGACTGCACCAGTTAACTGCATCAAGTCCAGATTCTTCCAAGTCTTTGTGGGTTCGATCAAAGCGTTGCCTTGTCTCTTCGAGAGTGCCGACCTGTCACCACCAAAGCGTGCGACATCCAATCCCCAGATCAGTTTGGCGTGCTGGGAAGTCTCGACATCCCTGTGCTTTGCCAGCTCCAGTAACTCCATCGGGATGATGGTGTCATCATCTGACCTTGGAAACTCGCCCAGTACCCTTATTCGGTAGGCATTCGACTCTTCCCCGTACCGCGCCTTCATCTCTTCGATGTACGCATCGCTGACCCTTGGCGAGTCTTTGCAGCTCACCTTCATCGTCACCCAGTCATTCGCCAGTCGGTTCTGGGTGTCGTAGAAGAATCCTGAGCTTCTGACAGGGTTGCCCAGCAGAAGGGTGACGGCATTGTGTCCAGACATACTTCCAGCAGCAGCCTCAAAGACAGCCTCTGGGATACCAGATGCCTCATCAGCGACCAGCATCACATTCTCTGAGTGGACACCTTGCAGGGCTTCTGGCTGCTCTGCTCTACTGGTTCTGGCTGAGACGAAAGCCTCGGACGCTGCCTCCTTGACCTCGATCCTGTCCTGCTTGACTTCGAGCATATCCCTCAAGGTCTCAGGCAACTCTTTCACCCAGCGCTTTAGTTCCGCAAAGAGTGCGTCGTATAGCTGGCTGGATGTGGGGGCGGTGACGACAACCTTGACGGGGTATCTGAGCAGTAAGTACCAGATGATCGCCCAGCTCGCTGCTGTGGACTTTCCCACGCCATGCCCTGACCTGACCGATATTCTGCGGTTGCCCTTTGCGATGTGCGTTAGGAAGGTCTCTTGCCAAGTGTCGGGGTTGGCTTTTAAGACTTCCCTGACGAAGAGCGTGGGGTTATTCTTGTAGCGTATGGTGAACGCAACAAAGGGATTTTTGCTGAGTTCGTCTTGTCTCTTGTCGTGGATACGGTCTAGCGTCTCCTTGACCTGTGGGTGTAGTTTGCTTTTCTCTTTTTCTGTCGGAGTTGATTCTGTCGTCATGTGGGAATTGTGCCTTGATTTTTTTTATTTTTTTGTGGGTGAGTGGTGCTGTGGGGAGGGGGTGTGGGGGGGGGTGTTAGGTCGGTAACTGTCGGGGTGCAGTTTCAGCGCCACCCGTCGCGCCAAGCGAAGGGGGGGGTAAACCCGAATCAGTCAGCAGAAACGAATACTAATCTCTACACCTACTTTATACTATGTCCATTATGTAAAGTTATTTTGCTGTTATCCACAGGTTTGACGGGTGTTTTGTGCATAACTTCGCCAGTTTCCACGCAACTGTGGACAACTAGGACAACTTCTCGCTGTTTTCTGTGGATATGTCCTCAACAACCTCGATGTGTCGCAATGCGTCCAGTCGCATCCCAGACAGGTTTACTTGCAAAGTAGGCGCTTTGTTCTGCGCATACGCTGCTGGATTCCATCTTTCAGCCACCCATTGCCTCGTTTGCACCCGTAATCTAGCCTTTTGCACCTCTTCTACGTCGGTTTCGTCAGCAATTAGTATGCTTTCTGCTACCATGTCGTCTGCTGCCTTCGCACGCGCACGCGAGGCGAGACCTTCGTTCTCCTGTTTTGACAGCCAATCTTCGAGTGCAACGCGACCAACTCCAAGCGCGTAACAGATGCGTGCAATCGGTTGCCCAGCCTCAAGCATTGCGACGATATGTTCCTTCGGCAACGAATCAAGCGCAGCCAAGTCCGACTTGCGTTTTGGTCTACCAGCCATTTAAAAGCCCTCCAAGCGATCAGAACCACTCACCCACCACAAAGTATCAACAAGCATCTAAATCTCCTCCAAAGCCCTGTTAACCGTATTTTTGCGCATCTTGCTGGTATCGAACACCTTTGGCAACGACGAAGCCTCCAGCTCGTCCGACTTGACATCATCAAAACCCGTCGCACCGCCAAGTGGAAACTCCTTCGCGTCCTTGTCCAACCTGACAAGTGCTGCACAAGGCATCAACGACTTGATCTTCATCGTGTCCTTGATGACTGGCGAGTCCATGATCAACTCCAGCTCTTCCATCGTCCAGATATGACGATTGGCAACATCGGGTCTGAACTGCTGGTAAAGCGTCGCGTCGTGATGTGTACCAACAACCACCATCACCGACCCGTCTTGCATCTCATGTTCGACTGCCGTGATCGCTGGCATCTCCGACACACCGTTCTCGACCGCCCAAGTCTCCA